GAATGAAGAACGTGTGATGGAGTTCATGACCAGACTGGGTGATCATCCACGCAAGGATGAAATATTTCGCACACTGCAATCACTGAGTGGTTTTGGTTTGTGCAGAGCCCATGCTGTGAACTTGGGCAGACTAATATGGGCATTGGCCTATCAGAAGGCACACAATGTGCAAGGATTTTGGAAAGGTGCTCTCAAACACTGCAAAGGATCCTACAAGCGTTGGGTGTATAAAACAGAAGCCAAACGAGCTGGACTGGAACCCACAACCATTTCCAAAACTGATCGTTGGGACGATCCTGTGTATCAATACAAGAAATATGGTTGGTGGTCAAACAAATCATTCTTACCAGGCTTCTATACCAAGCATCTGTATCTTGACCGTGTAGAATTTTGCGGTTTAATTGCGAATGGAAGGGTCTACAAAGCTGGAAACAAGAAGTATGTAACATTTGTCACACTAGGAGTAGACAACGGCTATTACGTAGATATCACTGTAAATCGACCCTTTTCATATTCTGACAATGATGTGGTACGTGGTATTGGTAGAATCAAACATCTCAACAACTCAGATTACATTGAAGCCATTGAATGTGAATCAGTGTCTATTGATAAATTTTACAACTAAGCCTTTGCGTTGAAACACTTCATCAATGTTTAATGAATCATATTCTTCTATGCCACTCATTATCCAACACTGCCTTCTAAACTGATAGCAACTAGTTTTTGTGCCTCAACAGCAAACTCCATTGGTAGGTGTTGTAGCACTTCTTTGCAAAATCCATTTACAATCAAACCAATTGCATCCTCACTGTTCAAACCTCTCTGCATACAGTAAAATAATTGTTCTTCATTGATCTTAGATGTTGTTGCTTCATGCTCAACCATTGAATCAGAATTGCTTGATTCAATATAAGGCACTGTGTGAGCACCACACTCGTTGCCAATTAACAATGAGTCGCATTGGGTAAAGTTTCTTGAGTTGGAAGCTTTAGGCAATATGCTGACTAAACCTCTGTATGTATTGTTTGCCTTACCAGCAGATATACCCTTAGATATAATTTTAGAAGAAGTGTTTTTACCAATATGAATCATTTTGGTTCCAGTATCTGCTTGTTGCATATTGTTTGTAATGGCCACTGAATAAAATTCACCTTTGGAATTGTCTCCTTGTAAAATACAACTAGGATATTTCCAAGTAATAGCAGAGCCAGTTTCAACCTGTGTCCATGATATTTTTGAGTTGATGCCTCTGCAGGCTCCTCTTTTGGTAACAAAATTATAGATCCCACCTTTGCCTTCAGCATCTCCAGGATACCAATTTTGCACTGTGGAATATTTTATTTCAGCATTGTCTAGAGCCACCAACTCGACATTAGCTGCATGCAGTTGATTTTCATCTCTCATAGGAGCAGTGCATCCTTCAAGATAACTCACGTAACTATCTTTGTCTGCAATGATAAGAGTTCTTTCAAATTGACCTGTTTCCATTGCATTAATTCTAAAGTAGGTAGAAAGTTCTACAGGACATCTAACTCCTTCGGGAATATAAACAAAAGAGCCATCAGTGAACACTGCTGAATTCAAAGCTGCAAAGGAGTGATCCGAAACTGGAATCACACTGCCTAAATATTTTTTCACTAGATCAGGATGTGTTTGCACAGCCTCTGAGATAGAACAAAAGATAATTCCTAGTTCGCTTAATTGTTTAGAGTATGTTGTAGCAACTGACACAGAGTCGAACACAGCATCCACAGCTATTCCTGATAATTTTTCTTGTTCCTTTAAAGGAATGCCCAGCTTCTCATAAGTTTTTAAAATTTCAGGATCAATTTCCTCCAGTGACTTTGGTTTGTCTTTAAGACTAGCTGGTGATGAATAATAATAGTAATCTTGAAAATCAATTTCTGGAATGTTTAACTTGGCCCAATCCGGATTTTGTAAATTATTAAAAATTTGAAATGCTTTCAGCCGCCATTCAAGCATCCATGCAGGTTCATTTTTTTGTGCAGATATAAATTTTACTGTGTCTACATTTAATCCTTTAGGAGGACGGATCTGTTCTACATCAGTGGAGAATCCATATTTGTATTCACTGTTGCCTAGTGCATTGACTTGTTCAATTGTTTGCTCTGTGGCTGCCATCTAATTTAATTATTCCCAAACATCATGTTGGTAATTAGTTTTTGCCAAGATTTTTGATTAGGTCTTTGATTTTAGATGATTCAACATTGGCTCTTACTTTGCCAATGTCATCCTTGAGTGGTTCATCTGACTTGTGTTCTTCTTTGACTTCTGCTGTCACTGTGGATGTTCTTTTTAAATTGTTGTAGATGCTTGGCGCTTGCTTCTTGAATGATTGATATTCTTGATCCTCTGCTAGATCAAGTATACGCAGTGTGTCCACATTGAACTCTAAGTCTACCTTGTGTCCAACACCAGAACTGGATCTTGTCTTCATAAACTGTATCTGATACTTGCCACGTTCACGCATTGCTCTACTTGTAAAGATACCAATCACATTGTCTGCTGTTTGTATTTTACTCAAGCCTCCACTGATGTGCGAATGATCAAACTCAATTTCTTCAACACTGGCTCTGTTCAACTGCGATGCTGTGATCAACAAACAGTTCATATCCACAGCAACATTTCTCAACTCTTCAGACACATACTTGTCTTTAACAAACAAATCACTAGGCGACACTCTTTTATTCATCGGCATCAACAGATCCAAATAGTCAATTAGTATTACATCACATTGTAAACTGTGTTGTATTTCAAACTCTTTAATGTATGCTCTCACATCTAATGCAGTGGCACCAGCGGGGATATATTTGATTCTCAACTTGCCAGATGTTTTTGCTTTCATCTTAACTTTAAGATCCACTGTGTCTAAGTCTTTGTATATTTCACGTGTTGGAGTCTCAGTCATCATTGCATCTATTCTCATTGCTGTAAGCTTTTCACTCAACTCAAGTGTGACGTAACACACATTCAATCCCTGTTCAGCATAGTTGCATGCCAAGTTTTGCAAGAACAAACTCTTACCAGCACCCGATCCACCAGCAAATATATTCAGTTCGCCTCTGTTGAATCCACCAAACAGTTTCTTGTCAAAGTTTTTCCAACCAGTGGGCACCATGCCATTGTTGTCTTTCAGTGCTTGTAATCTTGCTTTCGGATCTTCAAAGTAGTCCAGACCCATGTCTTTGGTCAGTCCAACCTGCACTGCTTTCTTGATCTTTTCTTCAACAGATCCATACTCACCTTTTTCCAACATGTCTGCTGAAGCAAGGATGGCTGATTCTAGTTCTTTGTGTCTTGCAAATCTTTCATACTCATCAAGGAACCAATCAAAGTGTTTAGGATCAATGTCTGCCGCTGACTGCAAGTCTGCACCTGTCTTGGCATTGACCATTTCAACATCAGGCAGTGTTTTATATTCGTTAGCATACTCATAGATAAATTTTGCAGGCTCTCGCAACTGTGCATCATAGTGTGAATATCTAAAGATGTTCTGTGCTCTCACAAATGACTGTGCATCTGCAAGAAACATTTCTAAGAATAGTTTTTGTAGTTCTTTTGTATACTCCACAGTTATATTATACTACCTTTCATAGTTAGTAATCAACAGTTCCTTTCTGTCCTTTTGATCTTGTCTGTATGTGCCAGTTGAACGCATGGTGTATTTTAAATCCCATTGCAAACAATGATATGTTGAGTAAAGATCAATCAATTTTGGATTTGCATTGTATGTTATCATAAATCTGGTTTGAATATTATCAACGTGAGATTTAAATTCATTATGATCAAATCCTTTGTGTTTGTCGCCATCTTTACCATATAAAAAAGATTTGATGTCGTAGGGTGGATCTAAAAATATAAAGTCTGTGTCATAATGCCCATGCATGAAATAAGAGTAATCTAAATTGGTTATGTTCCAACTGGCAATCAACTGCTGATAGTCGGGCAACTTACGGATAGAATTTATTGTAAAGTTACCGTGATAGGCTTGTTTACTAAATG